GAATAGCCCACCACGAGATAGGAACCAGCAAGCGGAGCAAGCACGTAGGTAAGCCCCCGCCGGCAGTCACCTGGACGAAAGCAGCCCAGGCGAAAAGACACCGATCGCTCAAATCGTTGGTGGAGTCGGCAACCGTCCCCCTGAATTACATGACGCCCACGAAGCCAATGCCCAGCTCATCGCCTGCGCTCCCGATCTTTTCGACACCCTGGTACTGGTCAGGAATGAGCTTGAGAAGTGGTGCGACAATAAGCAGCACAATCTCTCCCAGGCGCTCGACTTCGCCAATGACTCTATCGCCGAAGCCGAAGGAGTAACCCCATAAGACAAAGCCCCACCCTAACCCGGTGGGGCTTTTTGATTCCAATTAGCCGTCGAGCCTGGATGCGCACCAGGCCCGAGCAGTTTGTGGCGCTTACCCATTTTCGCATGGTACGCCTCGACCCTTTCCACTGGCACGCCGCTCCAGGGTCTTCTCACGGCAGCACACCAGCAGCCACATTCTACCATAAAAGCCCGTGTCTTATAAGGCACTTTCTTCCACAATCACTTGACGTGCTGCAGGATCCGGATTATGATTGGGGTGCGGAAATATGGAAGAGCTAAAAACCCCTCCGGTGGGTTTGTGTCTCGCCACTCTTCCAGGCGACCGCAGACGCAAGCCCATCAGAGGAGTTTTTTTATGCCGATCAGGATCCAGCGAAGTCGCAAGAAGGGCAGCCAGATGCCAGAAGGGGCAATCTATGTGGGCCGGCCAACCAAGTTTGGAAACCCCTACAAGGTGGGCGACCCGGATCCGATGTGGGTGGGTGGCGTTCTGGATGCCGCCAGCGCGGTGAGAATGTACGAATGGTACCTGGCAGCCAACCCCCATATAATAGCAGCCGCTATCCGGGACCTGGCCGGTCACGACCTGGCCTGCTTTTGTAAACTCGATCGCCCGTGTCATGCGGATATTTTGCTGAAGATTGCCAACGGAGGGAAGCTATGAGCGAAGCATTGTTGCCGCCCAAAGACATTGTTCAAAAGTTAGATGAGGTCCAAAAGTGGCTTGACTGTCACAAAGGCGTAATCTACATGGAGGACGGCGAGGGTTGGTATATCGCCGAAGGGCTGCAAGTTAAAATATTTGCGACCGTTAATCATAGCGAGAAACTAATTGAAAACGAAATCGGAAAGAATAAATCTGGTTATGTTTATCTTTTGCATTGCCCCCAGAACGACCTTTATAAAATTGGAAGGGCGACACATTCTCCTACAAGACAACATCAAATTGCTAAGCAATCCCCGGTAGAAATAAACATGCTTCATTCTTTTTTAAGTGACAACGCGCCGCTGGCAGAAAAAATATTGCACGAGAAGAACGCAGCCAAACGAGTAAGAGGGGAATGGTTCTGTTTGACCTATAATGAAGTCCGAGAAATTACATCTTTGCAGGATGGGTCATTATGAGCGTCGATACCATGAGCCGTGTGTTCTGGACAGACATTCCCGATCTGGCTTATCCCGACAAAAAAGGGAAGCTGGTAACTGTCCAGGCAAGCACTTGTAAAATAGTCTTGCTCGCCATAGCAGATAACGCCAATGATTACGGGGAGAATAGCTGGCAAAGTTTCGATACGCTCAAAACCAAAACCAGCCTGCAGAAGCGCTCCGTCATTCGTGCAATTCGTTCCCTGGTCGAAAATAAATATCTCATGCTCGACGGAATAAGCAGATTTGGAACCAATAACTATACCGTGAATGTGGCGGTGCTTGGTCAAAGACCCCCCAGAAGAGGGGTATTTGCTAGTGACGTAGAGTCACTAGCAAAACCAGCCAAAACTCCAGCTAGTGACTCTGGGGCTGTAGCTAGTGACTCTGGGGCGCCAGGTAGTGACGGTGAGTCACCCGATCCATCCTTATCCATCCCTAAACCACCCAAAGAGGAGGATGTAGAAAAAGAAAAAATTCTCAAAGACCTGACGATGGTCGCTCGATCGGTGTTCGGCAACAATATCACTCTCTGGCGCAATCTATCCAGGGAGCTTGAAAAGGAATCTGTCAGGATCCACCGTGAAGATGGCAGGCTGCTCATCGGCGGGTTAGGTATGCAAGCAGCCATGTTCCAGGACAGATACGCCCGCTCGTTTTCCAACTGTCTCACCACTGAAGTGATCTTCGAGGAGTAATCAATGAATGTCCAAACCCCCCAAGAAAAGAAGCGCCAGTACAATAAAACATACAACCAAAACCGCAACGCAAAGCGCAATGCTTACCTACTCGACGTAAAGCAGGTGAAGACCGTAAAGAAAATTGAGGTCGAATATCCTGGCTGCGCTTTCCGTGACAGAATGAGCAAAGCTGAGTTTGACCGGCACCCGGATACTGAATTTCCTTCCGGAACCAGGATATTCATGGGAGATAAAACGTGGATCATAAAATAGCCGTCGACGAATGGGCGGGATGTTATCCGTCGAACTGGAAAGGCATGATCGTCCCGGATGCCATAGCGCATCCGGCGAAATTCTCGTCGAAACTCATCCGGCGCATCTATGAACACATGAGAGAAGAGGATTGGATACCGGAAGGCTCGACAATAATTGATCCCTTCGGAGGGGTCGCGCTTGGGAGTCTGGACGCCCAGCGACTAGGTTTGTGCTGGCGGGGGGTGGAATTGGAGCCTCGTTTTGCAGATTTAGGAAACGCCAATATCGCAGAGTGGAATCGCCGCTTTTCGAGGATGCCGGGCTGGTCAGTGGACGCGCACCTGTTTAATGGCGACAGTCGGGAATTGGTAAAGGTTCTAAAAGAAGCGGGGGCGCTTGATCCGAGGTCGGCTGTATCAAGTCCGCCGTATGCTGGAACTCCGATAGTCTCTTTCACAGACGACAAAGAACGCACGAAGGAAATAAATCGTCAATTGAAAAAGCAAGGGTATATCGAATGGCAAGGAAAGAGATACTCCGAAGTCGAATGGCGCGCTATGAACCACGGGCGCATTGACGGACGCACTACGCGCGGAGCAAAAAAGGGCGCGATTGGCTACTCCGCCGCAACAATATCATCTCCTCCTTATGCTGAAAGCATCGGTAACGCCGAACAAAGTGGGATTGATTGGAGCAAGCAGGCGGACCGGGAAACCACACACCCGCATGGATGGAACGGGGCTGGCTACTCCGCCGTCGTTACTTCCCCGCCGTATGCAGACAGTATGGAGAAACCTAACGGGATTGACCGGGACAAAATAAAGAGCACAGCCGGCCCAAACAGTCAGGCCCTGCAAGATACGCGGTACTCTGCCCCCGCCGCGCCTTCGGCTGTTATTTCTTCCCCGCCTTACGCAGACGGATGTGCTCACACTGGCGGGGACACGCCCACCAGCCAGGATCACATCGAAGGCGGTACGATCAACCTACCAGGTATCCGTGGTGTAGTTTCCAGCCCGCCCTACTCCGAAACCCGCATCGGGCAGGAAAGCGGTCAGGAGAGTTGTGGGCCCGGCGACCAGTATAGCTCAACACCAGGACAGCTTGGATCTATGAAAGCCAACGGGTTCGAGGCGGCAATCTCTTCCCCGCCCTGGGGCAAAATGGAAGAAGGCCAGGGAATTGCTGCCGCCTTACGAGGAGAAGAGACCAGATCAACTTTGCCCAATAATCACTCCGGCCCTAATCAGGGCTACCAGGCCAGCGTGAGCAGTCCGCCGTTCCGCCAAACTTCCGGCGGCACAAACGAAAACAATCCTCTCGGCAGAGGCGATCCAGGTCTTATCCGCAGGCACGCAGCCGGAAACGCAGCCGCCAAAGCCTACGGATCAACGGATGGACAACTTGCCAATACAACAGATGATGACTTCTGGATGGCTGCCCGTCGGATATTAGATCAGGTCTACCAGGTGCTTGAACCAGGCGCTCACGCAGTCTGGGTGGTCAAGTCATTCGTCAAGAATAAGGCCCGTGTTGACTTCCCGAATCAATGGCGCCAGGTTTGCGAGGCGGCCGGTTTTATAACGCTCCACGAACACCACGCCCTGCTCATCCGTGACAAAGGCACCAGTCACACCTTGGAAGGCGGGACGGTGCATCACCAGACGGAAACCAAGTCATTCTTCCGCAGGCTGGCTGAAAATAAAGGATCACCCAGGATCGATTGGGAAGTGGTCTATTGTATGGTTAAGCCATGAGCGAAGACTATGTCTTACATAACGGAATTGTGTGTCCTTTACACGTCGCAACCAAACCAAAGTTACCCGTGGGGATTGATCTATTCTGTGGCTGCGGAGGCTCCAGTCTTGGATTTATGCAAGCTGGCTTTGAAATCATTGCCGCATGTGATAATGACCCTGTGGCTGCAATCACTTATACTTATAATCTGGGGGCATATCCCATGAAGTTTGTCTTCATCGAACCGAGTGACCGGGAAGCAATGGAAAAAGCACTCCGAAAAGAAATGGGCTTCGACTCGAAAAAGAATGAGATTAAAAAGGGTTTTATCACCGGCCAGGGTTGGAAACACTCTCATCCGGAAGTGCCTGGCGTGGGGGTTTTCTTTCTGGGAGACATCCGTAAATTGACCGGCAAACAGATTCTTGATGCAGTAGGCAGGAAACTCGGAGAAGTAGATTGCGTGATGGGCAGTCCCCCCTGCCAGGGATTTTCCACGGCAGGTAAGCGAGAAGTTATGGATCCAAGGAATAGTCTGGTTTTTGAATTTGCTCGCTTGGTGCTTGAGATCAAACCCAGAACGATGATATTTGAAAATGTGCCCGGCATTATAAACATGCTTACTCCAGAAGGTCTGCCCGTGCTGGACGTCTTTTGTAATATGCTGGAGAAAGGTGAATATGGATCCGCTGAAGTGCTGAAGAAATCGTTGCTGGTCAGCGCAGGTATGGGAGCGGCGGTAAAAGGGAAAAAGCGCATCAAAAGAAAAGATCCGGAAGAAACCGAAGTGGATAAAACCGATCTTCAATTAGAACTAAATCTATAACCCCGAAAGGAGAAAATGTGGCCAACAAAAAATACGACGAAATGAAACACCTGCCGGACGGCCTCGAAGAAGCCACCCTGGAGACCCTGGAGAAAGACGCCGTCGGCAAGCCGAATACCATGAGTAGGCACGACCTGGTCTACCTTACCAGCGCCAGGATGATGCGAAAGATCGACGAGCGCCAGGTGCGCCTGGCTGTCCACGCCCTACGCAGAAAAGGGCACCTGGTCTGCTCCGCCCCTGGAGAGATAGGCGGTTATTGGCTGGCCGTAAACTGGGGAGAAGTCGATGAGTGCTGCGATCACGAGTTTCATTCCAAAGCTCTTAATCTGCTCAAAACAGAAAGCTGCATGAAAATGGCTGCCCGCCAGCTCTTTGGCGAAGCCGTGCAGCTCGGGCTGATGCTTGAGAAAGCCGAGGTATAAAATGGCATTGATCGATGTAACGAACATTCCCCCAAAAGAATGGCCTGCAGCCGATTACGCTATCACCTGGGAGCAAGGTATCGGCTGGGTCAGATCCACTGTAGCTGGCGCAAAGAAGCGCAGGCTTTACCAAGAAGGAAGAACCCTACAGAGGGCGACTAAACACGCCAGGGTTATTTCCACCAACAAGAGCAACAGGGCAGCAATCCTAAAGGTTTATAGAAAAGTCCTGGAAGCTCGCAAATCGAAAGGAGAGACCCGTGAGTGAAGAGATTGTACTTGACTGTATGATAAAGAGCGACTCTGCAGACTGGAGGGGCGGGGACATAAAGATCAACCTCGAAGCCACCGTCGAAGACTCCGAATACGAACGAGATCGGCTTGGCGAGCTTGCCAGGGATAATATTCCTTGCATCGTTCGTATTCACCAGAAAGATCTCGAAATAAACACCGCCCTGGAGCTGGCTTGTAAGGTCAAAGCAGTGCGCACGGATCACAAGACCCTGCTGGTTGTTGTAGCTATCATAGCAGATGTTTCCCAAGAAAACATCCAGAAGGCACTCTCCCTGGGCGTCTTGTCCGCCATGAATACACCCATCACCGCCCGCTTCGAGAGCCAGCAGATGCACATGAATTTCCTGGATAAGGTCCAGTCAGGCGAAGTCACCGGAACAGCCTGGATCTCGGGAGAAGAGACCGACACAGAAGAGTAGACAAAAGGCCGTCTCATAAGAGACGGCTTTTTTGTTGCCTGTCATCGATCGTTACAAAACGGACTTGGGCAATTCCTTACTTGCTTTGACTTCCTTCACGAAGTCCACAGAGCCAGCCGCGCCCAGGAATAGCACAATGACATTGACGACTGCAGTCAGCCAGGGTGCGACGACCGGGAATTGTGCAATCACGACCGGCACAAGTCCCATAATTAAGGCAACGATGAACACGGCCAGCAGGACGCGCCAGCCCTTCAAGCTCAGTTGCACTTTGAAGAACTGCGCAACCGCAACGATGAACACGGCGGTCAGAACGAGATTGTCGGACATATCAGACTCCTTTGCTATTGCTATTTCCACTTTAGAAGAACGGCGGCGCCCAACAAGAGAAACGTGGCTATCTCTCCGATTGCAAGGATCCACAATTGCCGCCTGAAAGCTACGGCCTCGCTGCGATCTTTATTCGCAGAGGCGACGGTTATCGCAAGAGTATCCTTCTTGTCTTGTTTGTTTTCCTTTCTTTCTCCATCGCGTTCTTCAATCCAAGCACTATGCTGACGTACTGTTTCGGAAAGTGGGAGTTGACCATTTCCCGTCACAAGGATTTTATACATTGCTTTCGTCATTTCCTTTGTCTCTGCCTCTCCAGAAACATGAGAAGCAACCAAAAAGGCAAGCGAAGTTACTTGTGCAAGAAGTTGTTGCGTGGGCGTCAGTGCTGGCATGATGTTAGCTCCTATGCTGCTTTTGTGAGAAATTCCATGAACACCCAACCGGTGCCATCAGCGAGCTTCCCCCATTCGCCAGGAACCCCCGTAATCATCACAGACGGATTGACCGACCGCCAAATTGTGCGCACAAAGGCTGTGGCAGAGCTGGCGCCCGCCCTGACGTTGATACCGTTGATCTTCAGTAGGTACTTTACTCCGCTGGGAGGTGGGACGGAGATTGACAGGTCCTGGATGGGCACTGTCATCAGGATCGCTCCGCCATTGGGGTTGCCGTCCAGGGCGCATTGAGCCCAAGCGTCCTTCCACACGGCGATCGGTATCTCACGCCCGGCACCGCTGCCCGTCGAGTAAGGGTCGTTGATGCAGACATTTTTGATGTCCACACCGATCACTACCACGAAGTGCGCACCGAGGAAGCCGGTCTTTTCAGTCAAGCCTGCCTTGACCAATACTGCGTAGTGTATAAGTGCAATGGCTGGCAGGTTGCCAACCAGTACCTCGAATAGGTTACTGGTTTTCAGATCCACCAGCCACTTGTTCTTGACGCCGTAAAGCGGGGAAGCGAGCAGGGACTGCAGGCCCCCGGCTGAGAGCGCCACATCCCCTCCGGGATGAATTGAGTCGTAAATCTGGTCTACCGACGTGGCAAGCGCCAGACGATAGGCACGCAGAACCATCAGAACGCTGGCAGCACCGCAGTCATTATTGTGCAGTGTGGCGCCTGGCGTGATTTGAGAAACATAGGGAACTTGCAGAGTGTTCATTATTTTCTCCTATGGGAATGTAACCCATCCCTCGCAAAACAGCCACATCGGCAGGTCATCAGTCATCATGCCGTCCCAGGTCGAATGCGGCGGAATGTAGTTTCTAAGACAGTGCGTGTTCTCGGTTGGTTTAGCATAAACCACGTGCTCCAGAAAATAATAACTCAGGTCTGTGACGATCCCATTATACTCGCTGGGCAGGGACATGGATACCAAAACAGTGACCGGGTTGTCAGATGGCAGTTGCGACCAACGTCCCTCGTTTTCCTGGCCGCCGTATCTCGCCATGTGCCAGGCTACTGCAGTGTCAAAGTCCACTTCTACAGCCGCCCGCCTCAGCACTATTATGCCATACAGGTCGTTCCGCCTGGCGCAATCGGCCACGAGGAACGGCCCCTCCCAGTCCCATCCTACACGCTGCAGCCAGGCATCGTGGCCTATTTCCGAGCAAAACGGGAGCGCTACCGCACCGACATATTTTACTCTATCATAAACAAGACCTCGGTATTCTACCTGCGCATCCATCACCTGAGGTGCATAAAACTCTGCTAACCCCACCGATGTTTCAGGCATCCTCATAAATTGGCTTGCGGTCGTTGGTAGACCTGGTACCCAACCTTCCCCGTACCACCAATAACCGTTGTAGGCGTTGCCATCGCCAGGGGGCAATTCTGTAATCCAAGTCGGGGTCGGCTTGGGGGTCAGGATTGGGGACAGTGTAGGCGTGGACGTGATGACGGGAATCGGGGTGGAAGTAGCAGTCATTGTAGGTACCTTAGCCGTGAGCGCTTGTGCGGTAGGTGTAGGCGCCTGTATTGGCGCGGCGTCTGGGAAGCGCATGGATCCTACCCACCCTGTGATTACAAGGAACACCAGAAGCGTTATCAGGAACCTGGTCGCAAGTATAGTGTGTCTCATAACATCATCCGATTGCCAACTGCCACTCCAGCGTCAGGTCATTCGACCCCGCTGAATTATCGTAGCTCAGTAGAAAGTGAGACAGCATAGTCCCAGAGTTTGGAGTGATTGATGCGGTCGCTCCGCCAAACACACCGCACTCTTTGATAAAGAAGGTGCTCTCCGAAGCCAGGTAGAAAGCGTCCAGAGTCAGAGTGCTGACAGTGCGGACCCGGGTTGACCAGGCTTTGCGCGCCACTTCGGTGGTCAAGAGAACATCGGCAACATTCGGGGCAGTGATACCGGTGCCAATTGCATGGTAGGTCAGTCCAACCGTTTCAACCCCGATCAGCAGGTCGCCTACCAGTCCTTTTCCAAGCGTCACAATCAGGTTGCGGACTTTGACCATGTCTACCAGGCAGCCATCAGCAATTGCATAATACTTGGCTTGCGGATAAGAAAGACCTGCCCGCATCCTGGCGGGGATCTCGTCTCTCTTCCAGGCCAGCAGGGTACAGCGCCCGTGCAGCTCCAGGTTATCTTTTACCATATCAGCTCCATTTCGCAAAATCCCATCTGGCATTGTCAGCATCTACTCCCCACTTATATGCGCCCGCGTGAGTTGTCGGAGCGAACGTAGACTCGGCCAAGGCAAGAGATTCCGAGGTGGGGATTATCTCGTCGAGCACATCATCTTCCCTCCAGACAGGAGGGGGGCTGGCATTTCGAGCCACTTTGATAATAAAGTCAATCAGGTCCAGGCGATACATCCCAACTTTCACGCTCCAGGTGGCGTAACCTCCCGTGATGAATTTGCATGATACTCTCTGGATCAAGAACGTACTTGATATCGAAAGATTCGGATTAATAACCCCCATTAGCATCCCGGAAAACAGGCCGGGCTGGTAAACATCAAAGCTGATGGCGTTGCTACCCAGCGACTTGGCTATTAATACCCCCTGCGCGGCTAACCTGCCCGTCTCTTTATCAATGATGTCTGGATTGACAATTAGCCCGTCGAAATATTTGCTATTATAAAAAGCATAAGACGCCGCATCTGAATACCTGGATCGCAAGGGTATCTCATACCGGCAGGCGATTTTGATGGCGTTGGTCAAGGCGGGCCAGTTGGATTGCTGCTCCAGAACCTTCTCGTTATAGTAAAACAGAACATCTGTGGCAGCAGCCAGCGCGTCAATATAGCCAACCTTGACCGTCATCGGCGTCCAGATTGGGACGCCCACCGTGCCATCGTTTCGCCAGACCTGGATCCCCGTAGCTCCACCAGATTGCTCGTGCAAGAAGAATGGCAGGATCGCTCTTGCATCCTGTCCGGTGCCCTGGATGTAAATCGTGGCATTTTCTGATAGATACTTTCCACCCACCACCTCGACTCTATTAATAACTCCAGTACCATCCATGTTCTTGGTCATGTTCCCAAATGGCATGGTAGTTACCATGTCCGGGTCTGAGGATGCCGAGAATGGGGCTGCGTTAAGACTGGCCTGGAAGAAATGAAGATAGCGGTCGTAATCAATGTGCCAGTCTCCCCCAGCACTATCAGCCAACTGGTCGAGCACCTGGCGCAGAGTCGTTCGGTTGAAACGGACACGCGGGTAGGTTTTCAAAGCAAGAACCCAGGGAGAGATAGATATATAAGGCCAGTAGGCCCCAAAGAAATACTGGATTATTGCCGCATCGGTGACTGGAGTAATCCACTCTTTCGTAACGTAGATGTGGTCCAGGTAACACGCGTAGTCGGCACAACCGATCGTGGCATCTATTCGCAGGCCCCCGCCAGCATTGGCATTGTCAATCGTCTGGACATACCCACCAAAGATGGAGGTCAATCCATCGTAAATCTTGACCTCATCCCACTCTTTCACGACCACGCCAGATGTAGCCAAATCTGTAATCACGAAATGGCAGGTATCAACCTGCCTGGTCAGGACGCTTGACACAGAAATGGACTCTGCCAAAACATGGTCGGTGACATCATACCCGTTGAGCAATATCTTTAGCTGAGCTGGGCGTGGGTACGATCCAGCGTAAACGGGCGCAGTGGAGTAAACCGCTGTCCCATAGACAAAAGAAGAACCATAAAACGATATAGTCACATTAGCCCTTCGGCAACGGTATTTTGCTCTACATCCCTAACTGTTTTAGCGGTGCGAGAATAATCACAGCCCATCACAAAGCATCGGCGCTCGATCAGTGGAACACGACAAACCCGCTTTAGGTTTATTCCAGCGTGCCCCGTGCGAGCCAGTATTGCACCCGCGCCATTTTTTTGACAATTGCACGCAACTTTATCACCGTATCCGCCGCGTCAATTGCATTACTGACGGCCAGCCAAGTGGGGAGATTGTCAATTACTGCCTGCTTTCTTTGCGCAATAAGCAGAGAAGCGGCCTGCAATAATGCACTGCTAACATCCGATATGTTTCCGTCCCCGTCGTAAATCAGTTTTGCCACAGCGTTCCCAAGTTCTGGATCCGCGTTTTCGTCCAGGTTGATAACGCCCTGGGTAGCAGGCGGAATGTTATATCGGCCGCCAGGCAACACATTGAGAAAGCCATCAGCCACAAACGTTTCCGGATTGAGGCACGTGCCTGTCATGAAGCGTTTCAGATTCCCGGAAGTTTTATCGTAAACGATTATCATTTTTGACTCCTGTTTTGACTAGCCAGCCATCCGCCCAGCGTCACGGCGCCACCGCTGAATGCCAGGCCATAGACAATTGCCTGCATAGTGATGCCATGCAGGATAAATGCGATCCCGATCCCGGCCCAAACTGACACACAAACCACACAGGTCAGGCCGAGAGCCAACCATCGCCGAAAGAAAGATAATTTTACGGGAGGGTTGTTGCTCATAAATAGCGACAGTTCTTGGGGCGACAATCCCTCAGGCGGCACGGGGCGCTTAGTGAGCCAATATCGGAACGGTTCTGAGATCGTGTCCTGCGCAACGATCTGCGCAAAACGGTAAGTTCCGAAAACCCCAACAAGCAGTAATATGATATTTATTGTCATCCGATGCTCCATTTCACGCTGTTGAATAAGGATTTTCGCAGATGCCACGTCTGCGCATAACTTGCATGAGCCGCCCAGGATCTCAGGCGCTCTCCTACTGATGCCGCATCCTCGAAGCCACTGCGATACAGGTGCGCCAGCCAGTGTACCATGCGAGCAGCACGGACCACGTTGTGGCGTGCCAGACGGCGCACTCCGGGCTGCAACACTCGAAACCCAAGCCAGTTGATACCAGCCCTGGCTGGGCTCAGCATAGTACGGGTTGGGTTGAGGATCAGACCTAACCCATCCAAGAAAACGACGATAGCCTCCCGCCACTGATGCAACTGTTCTTTCGAGTTCGAGAAGATCGCAAAGTCGTCCATGTAACGAACGTAGCTGTGAATGCCCAGGTGCTCTTTCGCAAAATGATCTACCTGGTCCAGGTATATGTTTGCGAATAACTGTGAAGTGAGATTTCCGATTGGAATGCCAGTATTGGGAGTTGCGCCGGTGCTGATGCTGTTCACGATCGTCTCGACCAGCCGTTTCATTTCCGGCTCACGCAGCCTGCGGTTGACCAGTTCGATCAGTTTGTCGTGCGGGATATTGAAGAAGAATTTACTGATATCCAGGCGCAAGATAAATGCCGGGCCGGTGACCTCGCACGCCCGCCAGTGGTGATCCAGCGCTCGAAGGGCCATGTGCGTGCCTTTTCCCACCCGGCAAGCGTAGTTATCCGAGATCATGGCCCGGTCGAAGATCGGCTCGATCGCAGCAACCAGGCTGTGATGCACGATCCGGTCCCTGAATGCCGCCGCATATATCTTGCGTGGCTTCGGGTCAATGATCGAGAAACTCCGATAGCCGCTGGGTTTATAACTCCCGTCTCGCAGTTCCTGGCGCAGTTTTGTGAGTTGGCTCTCTAGATCATAGGCCAGCGAAGCCATTGCCGATGAATTGCGTTTGCAGCGCCGGGCACGTCGATATGCCAGGTAGAGTTGTTCTGTGTCTGTGACATGCTCCCAGAGGTTGCCGTAAGTTTTCATAGCACCTGCCCCATGAAGGAGTGCTCGACGGGAGCGTTGGCGCACCGCGCTACTAACCCCCGTCGCGCGGTGATCTTCGGCCCAGCTTGCGGGCACGGGGTCGGACCGAGTCTCTCTCGGGGCTGGCGCACTAGCCTTGACCGGTGCGCATCCGCCCAATATGGAGGCTTGGAGCAGCAACGAAAGCCGATGTTCGTGTTGACGTTCCGAGGCGAGTTGTTGCCGTTGACATACCAGCCACCCGCGTTGACCGAGTTGTTCCAGTTGCCACCGCGGATGAGGGCGCGTAAGGTCCTGACCCCAGTCATACAGCATGCTCCAGGTAATAATTGTGCGGCACGCTTTTATCAAGCGTGGCTCGCAACCAGCCCCAGAGCAGCCGACCGACTTCATCGAGTAACCCGGCAGCGTATTCGTACTGCCGAAAGGCAATGAATTTGAGCTCCATCGCCAGGCGAATTAGTGTTTTGAGTTGCCGCAGCTTCACCACCAGCTCAGCCAGTGTGGCCGTCTTGCTTTGTTCAGCATTGGCCTGAATTGCTCCCAACATAATCTCCGTGGCCAGCTTCTGTGTTTGCTCACCCAGTACGTAGCGCTGTGTTTTAGGGTAGTTGGCTACAACCGGATAAAGCCATTTGCAAAACTGGTACAGGCGATCGTGAATGATGAGGTGCTGCTTTTCTGCCATCGTTTAAGTCCACAGATTACAGATTGTCAGATTACAGATTTCAGGAGAGAGCCTAGGAGCAGCAACGAAAGCCGAGGTTCGTGCTGACGTTCCGAGGCGAGTAGTTGCCGAGGACAAACCAGCCACCCGCGAGGACCGAGTTGAGCCAGAGGCCACCGCGGATGAGGGCGCGAGGCCCCTGATGTGCGTCAGGGCCTGCGTTGACTCCGAATGCGGTGTAGGCCTCTCCGCCTTCACTCTCGTTGGTCCAGGTTCCGGCTTCGTTTGTGTACGCCCAGCCGTTTTGATCAGCCGCCACGTCGGTGACCATTGACCAGGTCGCAACACGCTCAAGAACATTTCCGACCATGTCGTAGCAGCCTAATGTGGACACGCAATTCGGCAAAGTCCCGGTGGCGTGGCTGCCGGCATTGGCTGCCGCGGTCCAGCAGTTGTCGTTATTGTTCGCTCCTGGAGGCGTCCCAAACACAGCCATGCTCCACTCCTCGTTCGAGCACAGCCGTTTACCTGCGTTCATACAAGCCTTGTACTGCTGAAAATATGTTCCTGAGACCCACGGCGTGGCGTTGTAGGCTGATGCTGCGGCGTTGCCAGCGTGGACAGCCTTGCCCGTTCCGCCAGAGTCACTGGCGATGTAAATATCGATCATCCAGCTTGAACCGGGGAATTGAAGCATCCCTGGCTTGGGGCCTTTCTCTGGATAGTCTACATCCGCATCGCTGCGTGCGCTACCGATGGAATACCGCAAGATGGCGCTTCCTACATTGTTGTGGAACCAGCCGATGAGTCGGAAATTGGCATATCCGGTCGGGGCGGTAGCGCTGAGCGAAATGATGGCGTCGAATTGACCAGGCACTGCCCCAGGCACGGCATGGACAAAGTAATCCTTCCCGGCGGCCTCCGCGCCGGTATCGAGATTCGCAAATGTCACGTTAAAAGCAGCGGCACGGTCATACGCCACCCCGTTGATAATCAGTCCGCCAATGCCGATGCTTATAGTGGATACATCTACCCAAGACAGAAAGCACTTATGCTTACCCGTCGTCATTACAATGTCTGCTCGTAAACTATTATACTGGGTAGCTAAAATTCCTCCGCCTGCTGCTACATCTGCTGAGTGAATAGTCATATTATTCTCCTATTAAGACCATGTGGCGCCGACTGTGGCCCACTGGTTGGATCCGTCTGATAAAAGTATCTGCGTTCCCAGGGGCGGTATGTAACACAATACCGCCGCAGCGGGGGTCTTGATTGTGAGCGTGAAAGTTGCGCTCCTGTTGAGAATATAAAAAAGGTGATTTGTGGTAGCCAGGGCCGGCAAGGTCACGTCTCTGGCCGCAGTCGGTGAATAAGACTGGATCGGATAATCGGCATCCACCAGCACCTTGTTGCCAGCAAGACTTTGCACATTCCCGGCGCCGGCAGTTCCTGGATATATCCCAACAGCGGTCTCGATGGCCGTGACCTCAGCCTGTAGGTCGCCTACATGAGCAGCCAGGATGACATCGCCGTCTGCTTTGGTTGTAAATGTTTTTATTGCACCAGGAAAAGAGGCAGGCATAAGGACTCCTTACAACGTCTGAATACCGTTCAGTCTGAGCAGTTGGGCAATCTCACGAGCCACTTCCATCGGACTCTTCGACCCGTCAATATTGAAAGTAATATTATTTCCACCCCCTCCGGATCCCCCCAGCGCCGCCATCGCATCCTGCTTGGTAAGGATGTAACCACCCCCAGACACGAACACTTCTGGAGTGCTGGATGCGCTCTCGTTCCACAAATAGGAATTAGGTTCAATCGGGCCGCCGGCCCCCATCCACTGGGCAGGATCCCCCAGACGTTGTGTCGTTCTCGGGGCGTCGGTGTAGTAATTGTCATAATGGTTTGTGGTGATATTGATCGCGGCTTCAGTCAGCTTTGGAATGCTCGCCAGATTCTGGGCGATATGCAACGATTCAAGGGCGGCTGCGTAGGCTTCGTCAGTGAGTAACCCAACGGCAAGTCGATAGTCCAAGACTTTTCTAATATCATCTTCGGTGAATGCGCCATCAGCCGTCAGTTGTGCCTGCAGAAACCCCGCTATCATTTCGTTTGTGGCATCCTGAGCGGCTTTCTCTGCGACTCCAAGAGCCCCGCTCATCTCTTCCACTTTCTCGCGGGCGTTTTTGATTTCTGCACTGCCTTCGGGCCACTTTGCTTTGATAAGCGCCAGCAGTTCTTGTTGTGCTATGGAAAGGTTATCCGAAGCCGTTTCTATATTCGTCACCCCGGTTTCATATTGCTTTGCAAAACTGATAATACTGGCGTATTCCTGCCCCGCTTGCTGCATCGCACTGTTCGTGTCGACTATCGCTAACCCGAACATGTCATAAGAAACAGTAGCAGTATCTGTGGTTGCTACCACCGTAGAAAGTCGTTCGTTCATGTCACTTAATGCTTTATCAGTGGGCGGTAGGGTTTGGTAGAGTCGATCAAGCTCCGCCTGGTCATATATAATCGCGGCAGTGTAAACATCCCAAGCCGACCCCCCTTCAAGCGATGTCCCTCGTAAAGCCTCCAGACTTCCCTTATTAGCCGATAAGTTGTTAGTGAGCTTCGCTATACTTTCATTCGTTACTTCCACATTGGTCGAGTATCCAGCCTGCGCAAGTTCGACTACTTTCAACAATTCCTCATGTGTCACCAAATGACCATTTACCCATGTTAGCCCTAGCATATAATTATGGACTATATCAACTCCCGCCTTTTGTGCCTGCGTAACTGCATTGGTCTTGTCGGCGACGGTATAAAGCGCATTGGAAATCTTTGGCAGCAGCCCAGAATTTTCCATTAACGCAATCGAGGATGCACCAAGGGCTTCTTTCACTTCGCCCCATGCTGTACCAACCGCTTTTGTCTGCCCGGCATACGTGCCCATTAAGGCAATAGCCGTCCCGCCATATCTTCGAGTCAGCTCATCCATTATCAAGACCAGGGCGCCCCCTGAATCTCCAGCCGCAATCTGCTCCCGTATCTGCGCCTTCAGCGCTGTGCTGAAAGCCCAGGTGCGCGGGATGACGCCGGTCTCCAGTACCCGTGCGATCTGGGTAGCGTTGCTGGATAAATCCCCGCCGAAGGCAGCCGACATATCCGCGGCAAGGGTGACGACCGCCTCCATTTTGTCGGTCGGCAAACTTTCAAACTTATTGATGGCCGTAAAAGCCGCCTTGATTGATTCGTCGTCAAAGTTGGTGGTTTTCATCAGGGCGTCGGCAAACATACCAATCTGGGCGGAGCTTATCTCGGCTCCCCGTCCAGTGGACAGTAATGACTGCGCCAGTAAAACCTCAGCTGTCTCAGCCTCTGCCGCTGAACTGACTATATCCCCCATTAATTTATAGGCGGCCATCCCCGCCCCAACCAGAGACGTGAATCCAATCACGCTGCCGACCAAGGACGTGGTCAGACTCTTCATCTGCCCGTCCAGGCTACTGGTGGCAGCCCCTGTCGCCGGCAGAGTGTTTTTGGCAAGGCCGTCCAGGGCGCCGCTCGTTTTCTCCAGAGCGGCGTCAGCCTGGGAGCTGTCAAATAACATTCGACCTACAACGTCAAAAACACTCTCGTCGCCCATCGTTTTACTTCCTTCTTGGGCGCCTTGCCAGGGCAATTTCGAAGGATATGATCTTTTGAATATCCTCGATTTCCACTGGCAAACTCACTCCGTAATTGCTCCAGAGCAGGCGCCTCAAGAAAATTGTATATGCCCAGTCCGGTAGATCGTCGCTCAAGCCTTGGGCGTACTTTCCAAGGTCTCTACCGGACGGATCGGGTTTTTTGGCAGCAACTCCACAAAGGCATTAAGAATGGCAATGCCATCCCAGACAGAAAGTTTCTTGAAGCCATCGATAGTCGTGCCCGTCATTGAAGAAAGCAACGGGTATACACTTGCCATTGTCGCGTCAGATAATTCGCTCATCAGCCCGATGATGTTGGCGCCGTCTTTATTCCCGGCGCTGCGTAGCGCACGGAATAACACCGGCATGGCAGGCACGGCACTGAGATAAAAGGGGAGGTCACTTACCTGGGGCTCATGCACAAAGATCTTCGTTTTGCCATCAGACAAAGTAACCTCTATTGCCCTTTGTTTAACTTCTTCAGTTTCCGACATCTTGTCTCTCCTATTCGGTTTGTGCTTACTGGTTTTCAGCTTCGCCTTGATGCTGCTCTCCCTTTACTTTCTTTCCAGCCTCTTTAAGCGGAGCATAGACGCTCATCTTGACCGCTGCGGCAAGCAGGATTTTCTGCTCATCGTTGAGGTCTTTATCATCCAGGTCGCCAATTGGCAACCCTTGATAATAATGATCGGTCAGTACATGGATATACTTCACAATAGACCACCTTTTCTACGGGAGCGCCAGGATAGCATTGGTGACGAGGATCTTCATGTCGTTGACCAGGGTGGCAGCATCGTACTGGCCTTCGAGCTTGACCGTGATGTACTGGGCGCCATTCTTGTCTGGATAGAAGCTGATGTCATCAGCCAGGACACCGACAAAGTCGATCTCGGCGATCTTGGCTGCGCTGGTGCTTTTGAGCTGGACGGCTACCCCGGTATTGCCAAAGAAGTTTGTCTGAACCAGGGCGCGCACATAACTGTTGTAAAGCAGGTCCAACGTCAAGACCGGCTTCATGCGCTCAAAGGTGTAAATGGTCGGATAGAGCTGGCCGCCAGTGTACTGGGGTTTGATACCCGTTTCGATGTCCAGGTCAAACTTCAGCAGCGTGCCTGGCAGATCGGTGGTGCCCATCACAGTGCCCTTCGGATCAATGGCACATGCGGTTGTACCCATAAGGATGGCTTCGACAGTCCGATCGGCGATGCTCTTGGTGATGGCCTTGCTGGTCGTACCGGTGGCCGCACCAATAATTGTACCGACAGCTCCTGTGATGGTGAAGATATAATCATCAATCCGCACTACCGGCCAGGTGCCATTGGCATTTGTGTTGAGCAGGTGCCCTTCGATAAAGACAGTGTCCCCGGTTACCAGCCCATGTTCTGTGGAAGTGGTGATCTGGATCGGCGTGGCGAAAGTGGAGCTGGCAATGGGCGCCAGGGTTGGGAAGCTCAGGGATTTGAAAAAGCCTGAGAAGTCCAAATCCCACCATTTTTCTGCTTCGGCTGAGATCTTCACTTTGTTGAAGATGGCACCGTGAGCAAAGATGGATCCGTTGTTGTACCCATATTCGATGGTGTACGATTGTGGTACGAAGACGGCGGTAGTGGGAGCCACATAGGTTCTGAGATACGGAGGGCCGGCACTGGGGGCAACCATGCCAAGCGCAGACTCCAGAATGATAGGCAGGTCTTCGTAGGTGGCAAATCCTTTCATGGTAAGCTCGCCACCAGATTTGACAATTGCAGCGTAGAAGTTATTTTGCAGACTGCCCCTCTGCTCCACGAACAGGTTAGGTTTGTAGTACGGCTTGATGGCCGGATTCGGATCCACTCCCATCCAGGCCGCCGTTGCATAACCCTTTGTACCCCAGACGGTTTCCTTAAATGCTTGTACTCTCTTCAGAGCACTGGTCAGGGGGTTAATAATTGATACAGGCATGGTACACCTTATCCTTTCATCGGCTGGGCGTAACGCTCACGCACAGTAAGGGAAAATTCTATAGCCAGGTAAGTGACATCGTTCATTTCGATATCGCGCATCTTCCAGGCTTTGATCTTAGCGTCAACGACGCTGGGTATATCGACGGCAAAAGTGGTCGGGTGGGACAGCTTCAGGTGCATGGCAAAGGTGGCGTAGACCGTATCCACCCAGAGAGCCGTGTCCCAGATTCCCCACTTCAGATCTGCGTGTCCTTCTCTTCGCTCCACACACAAGAGCATGTCAAACTGGGAGTCGCGTGCTTGCTGCCCAGTCCCAGAAGGGGGATTGCTCCCTGCAGCTCCGATGTCACTGATGCCTTGTTTTATCTCGTTCACAAAGAACGGGCACAAGGCACTGGACGTTGTGCTGGGGTGGAAGGGCTCGGCATGTATAACGCCAGGGCGATCCATCCCAGGGACAGTGATAGTCATCTGCAGCTCAGCCAGGCGCCTGGCAATATCCACCAGGGTGCTGATACCGGCAGGGAGTAACTGATTTCCTGGCAACAGGGTTGGATCGCTCACGACCCACCCCTCGACCAAAATATAGAGTCGGCTTTAATGTCAGGCGGGATGGAAAGCGGAATGTCGACAAGTCCCAGCAGCGGGTTCTTGACGATCCCCAGCGGGGCTTCCCTGGTCAACTTCCACACCCACCAGGCCAACCGTGCGATATGCGCCTTCAGCGCATCCGGGGTGGTGACATAGCCGGCGGTGTAAGTCCACTTGGCATAGAGCTGTCCAACAGAAGCACACATCAGCGGGGGAGTTGGTTTGATGAGCACATCCCATGAATTGGGTCGGGGGGGGGTTGTTGCAGCTGGCAGCAGGATCCCATTTGTGGCGTCCCAGGTGATGTCTGTCCAGACACTCTCACCAAAAAACACGTTCATGGTCTTGACGGCAGTGACGGCAGTGACCGGCCCGCCTTCGAGAGCGGTCAGCCGCATCCATCCGTTACTATCCACGAAGACAATGGACGGAGCGACCAGGATATAAGTCTGCTGGTCGAAGCGACAGCCGCAGAGCTGCTCCCATTGTGCCTCAGCTCGGGCAATAGCCTTGCCCATCTCTGAGTCGTTTGGCAGATTGGTACTGGGGTCGATGTCCAGACCCCACCCCTTCAGCTCTGCAAGAGTGAGATAGCGCCCGTCACCAGTTGCCACGGCTTATCCCTTTTTGGTTTCCTTCTTTACGGGGATCTTTTTCGCCGGGACGGTTTTCTTCTCAGAACGTCCTACGGGCATTTTTGCAGGTGTCGGCTGAATGGGTGAGCTACTTTCAACCAAGAACGCCTCAACTGCCTGTTTCGAGGCCTTTTTGACCCAATTGGTGATACCAAGTTGCTTCTCGGTGAAGTAAGTCCCGTCGTTAAGATTGGCAGGATCATAGAGAGTGACCAGGCAGTGGTCGCTTGGCATGACCCTCACCGACGTGACAGCCCATGTCTTGGGTGACCCATCAAACTGGATCAGATCATCAGGTCCGAGCTTTTTTACGTCTTCGAATTTAATCATTGGAAATTCCTTTCCACAGCCCTGGTGGCGTGGGCACACCACCAGGGCAAAGGAGAGACGGTCAAGCGGCCGCGGAGGTCACGGCTGCGAGAACCTAAAGTTACACAACCCGGATGCCGGAGATGGAAGCCTGGGCAAGAGGGTGGTAGCACTTCAGCGTCTGAATGTCAAAGACGGTGAAGGGGAAGCTGACTTGCGCACGTCCAAGCTCGAAGTAGGTGTAGGGGACCTGCACGTCCAAAGCAAAAGCCTTGCCTTTGCGGGCGTAGGCGTAGGGGATGTTCTCGGAGAGGAACAGGATTTTCCCATCTTCCATGTAGGGGTGAGCCCACAGGTCGATGTTCTGTTGCTGGCCGGCCATCGAGCTGGCAAACTTGTTGGTGTATCCGCCGATATACAGGCCACCAACAATGTTGCCCTGCTCTTGCTGATTGAAGTTGAAGTGCCACATCGCGCCAGTGTTCATGCTGGCGAGGATGTTGCCGATGTGGGTGACGGTGGCGGAGCTGGCAACCATCAGCGATGGGCTGGTGTGCCATACTTTCCAGAGCGACTGCAGGATCGAGTCGATCTCGGCAATGCCAGTACCTGCAGCGGTCAGGTAGGCGCCGTCTTGGTCGATGCCGATCTTGGTGCCCAGAGCCTGACCATACATAGTCGGCTTCTCGCACCAGTTGATGATTCCGTCAAAGATCAGGGCATTGGCGGACACATCGGCGACGGGCGGAACCGGCGCCGTGTTGACGCCGACGGCGATGATCTGGATATGATTGACCGTGACGTAAGTCTGACCAGTCGGTACAACGATCGCCGTTCCGAAGGCAGTCAGGTTACCAGTCTTGTAGCGCAGACTGGTGACGGGCACCAGATACCAAGCACCGGAGGTGGCGGTATCTTCGCAGTAGACCTTGTAGCCCACTGCTCCAGGCACAACCGGCCAGCTCACGTCCAAGAAGTCGCAGTCGCCACCAGGAACGACGACGGTGATCGAAGCACTTGGCAGGCTTTCGCCCAAAGTGCTGTTTGCTACAGCGTTGGCGATGGCGCCTTGCTGGGTGATGGCCGTCACTTTGAAGTGCCAGTTGCCAGCCGCAAAGGTGTTGACTGCAGTGGCGGTGGAGGGCGACCCAACAGGGACGGGCGGGGTCAGGGCAACGGAGTTGCCTGACAGAACGTTCAGTTCATCGTGTTTGATGAGCGTGCTCAGGGCGATGGAAGTTTCGATGGCAAGGGCGTCATCGTAGCCCTGGGATTGCACCACCGCCTGGAAGGTCGGGTCACCGCGTACCGGCTGGTAGCGGTAGTTTGCAGCGACGGTCACGGCCAGCGGTGTGGTGTTCGCACCGACGGCAGCTTCGGCTGCTCCCTGGTTGGTGGCAAAGGCATAAGCTCCGAAGCCAATCTGCATCCGCCACTGAGCGGTCGTGGCGCCGATGGCTGGCTTGTCAACCGAAACACGGTTGCGCAGGCCGGCGAAGAATGGCAGGAGCAAGGCCGCTTTGGATTCGAGGTTGATACCGACGAACCCGGAGGCGGAGGTCAAAGTTTTCTGCAGCTCACCAGGGAGTTGAGATCCCATTGTGAGTGCTTCGAGGTTGGCGAGATCTGGGATAATCATGGTAGCGTTTCCTTTTCTTAGATCAATAGGTTACAGATGAGAGTCCGTCTTCTGGGTTACAGGGGCGGATTGTAGATCTGGTGGCTGCGGACACTGATGCGCCCGTCGTCAACCAGGGCTTTGATGAACAGCTCTTGGGCTGCGTTCTGAAGCTGGGCTGGTGTCTTGCCGGTCTTCTCAATGGCCTTTTTCAGACCAGTGATCGGATCGGAGGTCAGCATCTTCGCCAGATCGCTATCATCGCTTCCGTTCCCGACAATGGCCTGGAGGTCACCGGCGGGCAGGTTCTTGGCGACTAGCCTCTCTTCCGGCGCTTTAATTT